ATTAATGTGAAATTACGTATCTCCGCGTGAGCTGCGATAACGTACAAAGAATCTCGGTACACGGACGTAAGGAATAAGAACGTCCGGCAATACCGTACCGGGATCTTCAGAAGGAAGAAGAACACGAGTGAAACGATCAAGACTTTTAGAGCCAGAAACCTTTAACAAACTTCTCCATAGTTTTTCGTTGTGACGAAGAGCGAGAGGTATCGTCGACTTACGCGTTGAAATTACACGATTAGGATGACAGTACACCGCCCAATGACAGAGATGATTAAACATCTCTTCAAAGTCAGCAACAAGTTGCTCATCAAGCAAAGATTGCTTAAGAGGATGAACATAACTAAAGGAAAGATTGTCAGGTAAAGCTGAAAGAGCAACTGCTGAAACATTAGCCAACTGCTCCTTACGTGGAAGCAGTGCAAAATGTTCAAGGTTAGACCGTGAAGCAATGAGATAAGAAACGGCACGAAGGTCAACCGTAGAAGGCTGACCGACCATTCCCAGACCACCGTAAACCTCTGGTATATACCAGGGCACGCACTTAGATATTTTGTTGAGGAGTTCATTATGCTCTCTGATAAAGAGTTTATGAACCCGATCCCATAACCAATAAGGTGCAGTGTTGTAAAGGTCTCGATGTCTGGCCCCGATATTACTAAGGGAGTCGAATAGGTCATACGTACCCAACTTACCTCCAGAACGCTTTAAGCCCTTGATGAGACCCATGTTGACATAAGGGACAAGTCGGAATAAACCTGTTTTCGCATGATAGCTAAAATAGGTTGAATTCATATTGAGAAGATGTCTATTATATAGAATCTTACCAATAGAGGGGTACAGACCCGCCACAGGGGCGACGTTGTACCAACACTCACGACCTTTGTCATTTGTCAAAAGGACTGCATCATCTCCATTGATGAGACACTTAATCTCCGAAAGATGGAATCGTCTATTAGAACCAACCTCTGCAACGACGCGCATAACAGCAGCGTTAACAATGCAGAGAATGGGAAAGGAGACGATACTACCCATCAATTGTCCGGAACGCTGAGGGGATGCAGAAGCACCCTTCTCGCGAACGAGATTGTGTCGAGTCATGGCAGAGAGAAACAATGTTCTCAAAGGGGCGACTGGTTCACAGCCAAAGATGTCACAAATAGTGTTAACAGCCACTTCCGAAAGGGAGGGGTCGATCATATCTGTAGCTGCGGAATAATCCACAGACAGAATGGTCTGACTTTTCTGCTCATAACGGGAAGGTTGTGTAAACACGCTATTAATGACATCCGCAGTAATCGTTTCACCGATCAAACGAAAGATTGGAAGAGTTCTGAGATGACTATGAATCTTCTTTTGCATAGACTTCAAGACGAAGTATGTCAAAGGAGGACCCTTAGTAATCACGCGCACCTTTAATGGCTCAGCCAATGGTACCGGAGCAGCTAAGGGGTTCTCATGCATAGCAGCATGGAAAACCTTAAAATACAGCTCATCAAACACTCGCTTTAATCTATCGAAATCTTCCATCTCCAAAAGGACTGTCTCTGACAAATCTTCGGTACCAACCTCCAGTAGTCTCAAGACTACCGGGCGACGCATAACTTCTCGAAGGAAATCAACATCGTCAGACTTAACCCAATCTTGAATGATACCTTGCTCAACAAACATGCCCAGCGTACCAAGATCACTGCAAGTGAAATTGTAATTCGCGTTCATGGATGGAGTGTAAACGGTGTCAGTCAAAAGACTAGGGGAAAAGTCTCGAAAGATTTCTCGAACAGTACGCTCAACCTGCGACTCAAGATATTTGAGATCGACTAACGGGTGTATCTGTTTGGAAGTTTGGTGCTCACCGGGCAAGAAAAGCACGGCGGCGGTTCCACGAAGAGGGAGAGAAGTCAAGATGGAATAAGTTTGTGAGGCGGCATCGGCGAGGTCACTAGGACTCGCACGAGGGAAACCCTTTTTAGCTTGAGCAATGCTCGCTACAAAGGATTGCCAAGTGAGTGGGTCTACACAATGCGAACGTAAATGTAAAACAAAACGTTTAGCACGTCTACCGAGAAAGAAAGGGTTGTTAACCGATTCATCGTCAGGTAGCAGTATGGGGGGAGACTCTTTCGAGTCAAACGCCCAAGCTGAAAATGTAGCCAACTTCCACTTCATCAACTTAATCCAATGGAGATTCTTCTGTACACAAATTCGTGTATAATATTTCACATCAGCGTCAATGGAATAACCTTTTCCATTGAAGCCATATAATTTCAGTATTTCTAACAAAACGTGACAGCATTCAGTAAGCTTCTCAGATATTACTCGAGAATGCTTCGGTAGTTCACTCACTTCAGACATGGATTTCTCCATGAATCGTAGCCCTTTTACTTGACCTCTCTTACGAGAAGGTAGACTACGTGTGAAACTACCGGCTTTGTTGTTGTTCACAAACAAAACTTTGGCTTGCACGGCGGAATTTCGATAATTCGGCTTCCCTCCGTGTAAGGTCC